TTATCTAATTAAAAAAGCATTATTTTAGGTAGCATATAATAAACCAACATTGCCGCCAATAAAATTAACTATATTTATTCTTTCTTCAAACAAATGTAAATCAAAATTGTAATCATAGATACGCCAAAAACCTTTATTGATGCCTATAACCGAACCTGTTTCAGGGTCACAAATAGTTAAACTTTGCGCCAACGGATCCAATGGAGGCATAATGGTTGTAAATTCTAATTCAATTTGTGTAAATCTATTCATATTTATTGCACCCGACGGCTGTAAATCTGCATTATTAGAATGAATTGAAAAATTATAACAATATAGACCAGTGGGGGCGTTTCCACTTGTTCTGGTATATTTTTCAATATAATCAAAAACCCCAGCGGGTTGGATATTTTCTCTATAAGAACCGTCTAATAAAATGCCCATTGCAATCAATATTAATTTATCATTTTGAGGATTGTATGTTTGATTAACAACTAGACCGGTTAAATTTCCATCAGGATTTACGCCAGGACCAATAGTTACTGGAGTTAATACACCTCCGATTGTTCTATAAATAGTATATGAACCAGACGTAGGAGCTTGTATAACATTTAAAGGTAAATAATTATATGGCCAATTTGTATAATTAGACCATTCGTTTCTTAAATTAGCATCACTTCTTTGAAAATAAAATAACCAATTGGAAATCATCCCCAATGAATCTAATTGTACTTTATTTGGTCCGGTTACATTTGGAAATTTTCTTTCATGAACTTGTTTAATTAAATATTTTTGTTCTTGTAAAGCAAATAATCGTTCTTCGTCATTTGATAAAAAACAATAAGTACAATTTAAATGAATATCCGCATTCCATTGTGTTCTTAAATCAGAATAAGAATTAATATCTAACGATACATCGGGTGGTGGTTGTAAAAATCGATGAAATTGCATATACCATAAATTAAAATTGGGAGCAACATATGGGTAATTGTTTGTAGCATCAAATACATCACGAATTACAAATAATTGGTTAATTGGTCTAAATGTAATATTAATATGCAATTCATTGTATTGTAAAGATGTTAAAGGAAATGCCATTTGTGATTTTAATCCAAACCAATTATTTAGTGGAATATATAATATCCTTCCTCTAATAGATGGCTCGGGACCCGCTAAATCTCCAGTATAATAAGCATTTGGATACGAATTAACACGCGAGTTTGCATTAGCTGGATCAGTTAATTCAGGAACATTTCCAGACATATTATCAAATAAATCTTTTTTTACACCACTAAAATCTCTTTGAACTGCTGCTAATAAATAATCACCCGAATATTCTTGTAATGTAAAATTGCCACAAGTAATACTAATTTTTGAAATCATTTTAGCTCCAATATTTTCAATCCATTTGAATTCGTATGGAGCCCATTGTTCAATATTTCCTAGACCTTGTGATGTAGTTTGTTCTGTGACTTGTTGTGGCGGTAAGATTGGAGACCATATATTAGGCAAAGCAACAGATATGTAGCAATCCATTAAGAGATCAGCGTAGCGAGGAATTTTAAACGTAAAACTGGACTCTTCTGTCAATCTCATGGTTTTACTACCTTCATAATCAACGCGAAATTTTTGCAAGCCAAAATTTGTATATTGATGATAAGTTGCTTTAAAAAATGATTTTGTTGGATTAGAATTGAGAATTATGTTTTGTTGTCCTTGACTAACTAAATTTAATAGGCCACCAGGCATCTTTATTATATTATAATTATATATTTAATTACTTATTTGTTATAATATTATACTTTTAGAAAAAGTATAACAAAATATAAACTCTTTGAACAAGCAATTGTTAAAGCAGTACTTCCTTTATTATTTGCTCGTTCAGGAGTAGATTGTCCTGTTTTAATTAATTATAACGCTACATTTTCTAAACCTTTTAAACAAGCAATCATTAAAGCAGTATTTCCCTCACTATTTACTTGTTCAGGATTAGATTGCCCCGTTTGAATTAATATTAACGCTACATTTTCTAAACCTTTTAAACAAGCCATTATTAAAGCAGTATCTCCTTTAATATTTACGTGTTCTGGTTTAGATTGTCCGGTTTGAATTAAGTCTAATGCTGTGCTCTCTAACCCTGTTGAACAAGCAATCATTAAAGCAGTATTTCCACTACCATCCACATCATCTTTATTAAAATTGCCTGTTCGAATTGTATTAGCAATACCAAATAATGTAGGTTTAGTTTCTTTCTTTAATTTTTCTAACTGTTCTAATTGTTCTAATTGTTGAATTAAAGATGGTCCAGACATACTTATATATTATCATTTTTAAAGAAACTTTTAAAAAGTATATAATATATAATATGAGCAACACAGAAAAATCAATAAATAATGCTATGAAAACTTTAACGGAAATGAAAGATTCTACGTCAGTTGTTTTAATAGGTGTAATTACTACTATGATTATATTAATTGCATTATTATACTATTTTTATTATAGTGGTTTAAGAAGTAGAGAATGTAAAACAATGAATGCAGTTTATGGAGAACTAAATGGTAAGATAAAATCAATAGATAGTTCAGAACAATTTAATTACTTGTTTAGAGATTATTATATTAAAAGCGCATATAATTGTTGTAGCGGGGGTAATTATAAGAATGATTTTGTAGACACGTGTAATCTGAAAAATTTATTAAAACAAGGTGTTAGAGGTTTAGATTTTGAAATTTTCTCAATTGATAATAAACCAGTTGTGGCAACATCTACAAGTGATAGCTATTATGTTAAGGAAACTTTTAATTATATATATTTTGGCGATATTATGAGTATTATTCGCGACTATGCTTTTGCAACTTCTACTGCCCCTAATGCTTTAGATCCGATAATTATTCATTTGCGCATTAAAAGTACTAATCAAGATATGTACAAGAACTTTGCAACATTGTTTAAAAGTTATGAAAATATTTTATTATCTAAAGATTATGGTTTTGAATATTATGGTAAAAATTTCGGAACAGTTGAATTAAGAAAATTAACTGGCAGTGGTGGAGGTAAAATAGTAATAATTGTGGAAAGAAGCAACACGACGTTTTTGGAAGTTCCTGAATTTTATGAATTTGTGAATATGACAAGTAATTCGGTATTTATGCGAGCACTGCATTATTATGATATTAAATATACGCCTGATTTACAAGAGTTGATTGAATTTAACAAACAAAATATGACAATAGGAATGCCGGATAAAGGTTCAAATCCGGATAATCCAAGTTCTATTGTTATGAGGGAATGTGGGTGTCAATTTTTAGGAATGAGATATCAAAAAATTGATACAAATATTGAAGAAAACGATATATTCTTTGATGAAAATGGTTATGCATTTGTATTAAAACCGGACAGATTGCGTTATATTCCGGTAACTATTCCAGCGCCACCACCGCAAAATCCAGAATTATCATATGAAACAAGAACAGTGCAATCGGATTTCTATAAGTTTGAAATTTAATATAAATTTTTAAGGTATAAAAGATTTAGCGCATATTTTATAACAAAGTAATAAAAAATATATTATTTGGGTTTTTACTTCGTTAAACCTTTTTTAAAAGCATATATATATATATGAAAGACATATGTGATAAAAAAATGACATTTCAAGATTGTGAATTAGCAATATTAAGAACGGCCGTAGATAAAGCCGAAGCACGTCAAGGTAGAAAAACAGCTAATTCTCCAGAGATAAAACGCATTATTAACATTGTAGAAAATTTTTTAAGAAAAAAGCAATTAATTTGTTACGGGGGTACAGCCATTAACAATATATTACCAAAACAAGATCAATTTTACAATACAGATGTAGAAATTCCAGATTATGATTTTTATAGTTCTAACGCGTTAAATGATGCAAAAGAGTTAGTTGATATTTATATTGAAAATGGTTTTCAAGAAGTAGAGGCGAAATCAGGGCAACATCAAGGAACATATAAAGTATATGTGAATTTTATTCCAGTAGCGGATATAAGTTATATTCCAAAAGAGTTGTTTAATGCGATAAAAAAAGAGGCAATAAAAATAGCGGGTATATTATATGCTCCGCCAAATCTACTTCGTATGGGAATGTATTTAGAATTGTCTCGTCCAGCAGGGGATGTTAGTAGATGGGAAAAGGTGTTAAAAAGACTAATTCTTTTAAATAAACATTATCCTCTTACTTCAAAAGAATGTGCAAAAATAGATTTTCAGAGAAAAATGGCGGATAATAAAGATGCTAATAAAATATACGATAATGTTAAACATACATTGATAGATCAAGGTTTAGTATTTTTTGGTGGAAATGCTTTATTATTATATTCGCAATATATGCCAAAAAATTTACAGCATAAAATTGAAAAAATGCCAGATTTTGATGTTTTATCAGATGATCCAATATTGACAGCTCAGATAGTTAAAGAGCGTTTGGCGGATATAGGTGTAAAAAATGTTAAAATAATTAAACGACCGGGTGTTGGAGAAATAATTGCACCGCATTATGAAATAAAAGTAGGAAATGATACTGTTGTGTTTATTTATGAGCCATTGGCGTGTCATAGTTATAATATTATAAAAGAACACGGATATGATATTAAAATAGCAACAATTGATACTATGTTGAGTTTTTGGCTAGCATTTTTATACGCAAATAGGCCGTATTATGATAAGAATCGTATATTATGTATGTCAACGTATTTATTTGAAGTTCAAGAAAAAAATAGATTGGCTCAAAAGGGATTGTTAAAACGTTTTAGTATTAATTGTATGGGACATCAAGAAACGGTGGAAGAAATGCGTGCAGAAAAATCGCAAAAATTTATTGAATTAAAGGATAAAAAAAATAAACCAGAATACGAAGAATTTTTTTTAAGATATAGACCATTAGATAAAAAGAATGATTTGAAAGAGAAACAAACTAACAAAACATCAAGAAAAGGGAAAAAAAAGAAAAGGAAAACGCGAAAGAAACGTGGGATTTTTTTTTAAATTATAAACACATAATATTATTATTATATCTTTATATCGATATATTATATTATTTCCCTAATTTTATACCCAATCCAACTTTTAAATAATGCCAAAAACTTTTTTTGTCTTTTAAATTACATATAC